GGACTTGAAGTTGGAACACTTGTAACTCCTGCAACACAAAGAGCTAGTGGATTATATGATTTGATTGGAATAAGAAATCAATTATTGACACAAGATCAAATTCTTCAATTGTATAATGCAGGTTCTGGAAATAATCTCTTTCCAACAAAATCAGGAACAATGATGATGAGATTTGCTTTTCCATAAATAATTTATATTATTTTTTTGGTAATAATGCAAACTTTTAGTATCTTTACTATCAGAAACAGAAAGAAACTATGTCAATATTATTACTTAACTTAGATGGTACCATATTTAGAGAATTTATATCTATTCAAGATTGTAGTAGATTTATAAATACTAAGCAGATACCTGGAAAAGGATTAAATAGAGACAGTATTATCAAAAGAAAGTATAGAATGGTTACCAAAGAGTTCTATAATACTCATAAGAGAACTATAGAATCATGGTCTCCTAAGACCAAAGGAGAAATAACTAAGGACTTAGAAGCACAAAAGAATATTCTCCTTAGAAAGAAAAGAATTGTTGTGTATATTGATGCTGTAGGTAATGCTACAGAATATAAAAATTATTGTACTCTTGCTAAGAATATTGGTTTGAGTTGTGAAAGAGTTAGACAGATACTTCAAGATGGATGTAAAAAACATAATATTCAGTTTAAACATCCTGAATTAAGAGGTATAGTTGCAAAGAACCTTGTTACTTAATACTCTATATATACTAATCTATTTTACTGCCATTTTGTAGATTAGTAGTGTGTTGCTCGATTGTTTATTGGTTATTATTGTTGTAATGCTGCACTAATTATGAGGAAGGGATGCCTTAATAGTTAGTGCAGCTTTATTTTATAAAATAATACTATAAAATATTTTTTTATACAAGTATTTGTATTATCTTTACATACCATTAACAATAAAAACATCCCATCATGAAAACTTTATTTATAATCCTTGCAGTTGCTTTCTTATTGACCTCTTGTTCTTTGTATCAACAAACAACTTATACTACTGGTCAAAATCCTTTAGTTATTAAAGAAACAACTGTTATTCCTATAGGTCCTATCTTTAATAAAGAAAAATCTCCTAGTAAACAAAGATTTACTATTGAGGTAAAATCTAAAGATTTAAGCACTCTTAAAATCTACACTATGCCTATACATGGTGATAGAAAACTATTCAGCAAAAAACTACTTTATTTCCTTAGTAAAAACAACAATGGTTATTCTCATGCTATTCTAACAGAAAAGTTCTTATATGAGGATGCTACAGATGTATTATTAATCATAGAAGGTACAGGAACCATTGATGATATTATTATCATGAATAACAATGTACCTGCAAAACCTTTATATGACAGAGTATTTATAGGAGGAACTATGTATTTATATTAATGACAAGTTGTATTTGTCAGAAAAAATACGTATCTTTATACTAACAATTTAAAATTAATACAATGAGTAATCAAAAAGAAGTAATTTATAACTCATTCAAGCTTTCCAGTAAGGAAGTTGTGGTGAGGAGAACTACAAATGAGGAGGGTAAGGAGTTTAGAGTGTTGATAATTGGTGATTTACATGAACCTTTTACATTAGATGGGTACCTTGCTTTTTGCAAAAGCATTTACAAAAAATATAAATGCAACAAGGTTGTATTTATTGGAGATATTATAGATAACAATTCCTCAAGTTATCACGAAACTAATCCTGATGGATTTAATGCAGGACATGAACTTAGTCTTGCTATCAGCAAAATACAACAATGGTACAAAGCTTTCCCTACTGCATATGTAACCATTGGAAATCATGATAAAATTATAATGCGTAAAGCACAAACTGCAGGACTATCACAGCATTGGATAAAAGATTTCAATGATGCACTAGGTACTCCAGGATGGACTTTTGTAGATAGTGTAGAGATTGATGGTGTATTTTATACACATGGAACAGTTGATGCGTATACAAGAGCAAAAAGAGACCTGAACAGTGTTGTATCAGGTCATTTGCATACTAAAGCAGGCATACAATGGTATGTTGGAAGACATTATAAAATCTTTGGTATGAATGTGGGATGTGGAATTGACCATAAGAGTTATGCAATGGCATATGCTTATGATTTTCCTAAACCTGTTATATCATGTGGTGTAGTATTAAATAATGGTAAACTACCTATTGTAGAACCAATGGAACTATAAATCAAATAATTATGGAAACTCAAATTGAAAAACCTATTGTCTATGTGATAGACTGGGAAAAAGTAAGAACCCTTAAAGAGGTTAAACTAATTTTGGAAGGATTAAACCTTACAGTTACAAGTCCTACACCAGAGTTAATGAGAATATGTAAACTACCTGATAGGAAATAGTCATGAAAAGAGAGATATTCAAAGATATACCTTTAGATGGTTTTGAAAACTATAGAGTAAGTAATAGAGGAAAGTTACTCAATATAGTAACAGGAAACATTATAACAGCACACCATGATAAAGATGGTTATCTGATTGCTACTCTATGTATTGATAAAGAAGCAAAACAAGTTAAACTACACAGAATGGTTGGATATGCTTTTGTTCCTAATCCTTTCAATAAACCCTGCATTAATCATAAAGATGGTGTGAAAGATAATAACTACTTTGAGAATGTGGAATGGTGTACACATCAAGAGAACATGACTCATGCTGTTAAGAACAATCTCTTGGTTAAAGGAGAGAATCATCCACAAGCAAAACTCACAGAATATCAAGTACAGCTCATAAGAGAGGACTTAAAAAACAATGTAAAGATTAAAGATATTGCAGAAGACTTTGGTGTTGGTACAACAGCAATAAGCAATATTAAGTTAAAAAAGAAGTGGAAACATGTAATATAGTTTGTCATGTTAAGAAATGAAATTAATAATTGGAAAAACTTCAGAGAGATACTGAAGCTCATGGTAATACCAAAACCAAAAGTGCTGAACATAAGAGATTTCTACACTGAGGAGTTAGACTTCTTAGTACAGAGCAGTTTAGTATTTAAGAAATATGGTAAACCAAATACTATAACAGGTATTGCAGATTGTTTTATGTCAAGTATAAAAGACATATTTGTGTATGCTCTAAAGGAAGATGAATTTGAAGTGCTTGAATTACTGGATAAAGTTGTAGTGTGTCAATTTAACATCTTTGCAGGATATGCAGAGTTATATCTCACAGAACACAATACAAGGATAGAAGTTCAAAGAACACTTTGTTCTATGGAAGAATTCTATAATGATTTTAAATTGAAACAACTTAATAAATATGGATATTATGAATAATGAATATACAATAGAGGATTATGTTAGACAAAATCCTGATGATGCACATATTAAATTGTATGTGCATTTCCTAGTAATAACTCCTAAAGAAGAAATGGAGGGTATTACAGATGATATGATACTACATTTTGATTTAGGTGGAATGGTATATAACATATCTCTTGGTGACCTGAAGGCAAAAGTAAGAGAGGAAAGTGATAAACGTGGAAATGGTAAGACAGACATATAATAGATGGCTGAAACTTGCCTTAGTTATTTCTAAAGGTAATAAGTTTATAGCTGAAGAGGTGCTACACATAGTGCTTCTTGAGCTATTGACTAAATTTGACATTAATAATGTCACAGATAATTACATATTTATGGCTCTAAAAAATAGATATATTAGTTTTGTGAAAGCAGAAAGCAAACATGAGGGATTTAATTTGTCTTTAGACAAAGAGGATGATAATACTTATGTTGAAGGTGACCATGATAATCAACTAAGTCTAACCAAGAAGATATTACATGGATTAGATGAAGCAGATAAACAGATATTCACCCTGCATTTTACAAGAGGTTTCTCCCAGAGAAAAATATCAAGAGAAATGGGTCTTAGATTATATCATGTAATTTCAAGAGTAAAGTATATCAAACAATTAATAAAACAAGATTATGAAAAGTCCAAAGAAACCAGCAGCAAAGCCTGCTGTTAAACAAACACCTCCTGAGGATATACCTGTGGTACAACCAGAGTTAATAAGAATAGATGAACTGAAAGAAAAGTCAGTTGACTCTCCATCTGCAGGATTGGGTGATACTATTGCAAAGATTACTGGTGCCTTGGGTATTAAGCAATGTGAAGCATGTATAAAAAGAAAAGAAATCCTTAATAGACAATTCAGTTATCTTGAATTAAGTAGAGATGTAACAGAAGAAGAAGGATTGTTTATGCAAAGATTAAACATCAGACCAGGTTACATAGCTGATGCAGATATTGCACCATTATTTGCTTTATATAACAGTCTGTTTAATAAGAGATTAACAGCATGTAGATGTGGTGGTGTAGTAAATCAAATAATGGATACTATTAACAGAAGTTTTAAATATCACAGACAATCATGAAAACTACATCTAAACAAGAAAGAAGAAACATTATAGTGCAGGTAATAAGTGAATTAATTGTTGTACCTGTTTTACTATTTTTACTTATGCTTTGGGTAGGAGCATATACTTCAATAGCTCAAATATATTGTATAATTGTTGGTTTTCAAATACTGGCAGCAATCCTTTCTGTAATTACACAGAAAGTTACTAAAGATGATGATGATGGAAAAGGATCTAACATTTAAACAGAAGTTGTTTATTAAACATTATATGACAAATGGATATAATGCTACTAAAGCATATATGTCAGCATATCCTGACAGTAGCTATGATTCTGCAAGGTCAAGTGCTCCTGATTTACTTGCAAATCCTAACATTAAGGAGTATCTTAAGAAAGAACAAGATGAGGTAGCTGATGCTCTGTTGATTACAAAGGAAAAGCTTGTGATAAAGCTTCTTGAGATAATTAATAGTGATAGTGCAAGAAACAGTGATAAGGTAAGTGCTACTAAATTGTTAGGAGAGATGTCAGGATTTAAAGATGTGAAAGGAATTAGTGTAACTTTTGATACTAAATCATTATCTGATTTATTAAACTTTGGTGAAGGTGAGTAAGATAACATTACATAAGAAGTATAAATCTCTGTTTAAAAACAACAGCAGATATAATATTGTTACAGGAGGAAGAGGTAGCTCTAAATCCTTCAGTGTATCTACTTACTTATGTTTGCTATTACAGTTTGAGAATAATCATACTATACTTTACACAAGATACACTCTGATTAGTGCTACCATTAGTATCATACCAGAGTTCTTAGAAAAGATTAAGATATTAGGGTTAGAACCCTATTTTATTATAACTCAGGACACTATCACAAATAACCTCACAGGAAGCAAGATAATCTTTAAGGGGATAAGAACATCAAGTGGTGACCAAACTGCTAACCTGAAGTCTCTACAAGGTGTTGACACATGGGTAATGGATGAAGCAGAGGAATTAATTGATGAAGATATATTTGATAAGATAAATTTAAGCATAAGAAGTACACTAAGACCAAATAAGATTATCCTAATCTTAAACCCTGCTACAAAAGTTCACTGGATATATAAAAGATTCTTTGAACAACAAGGTATCACACCTGGGTATAATGGTGTTAGGGAAGATGTTAATTATATACACACTTCCTACTTAGATAACTTAGATAACCTAAGTCCTTCATTTATTACTGAGGTGGAGTATATGAAGTTACATAATCTGCTTAAGTTCAATCACATCATTATGGGTGGTTGGTTAGATACAGCAGAAGGAGTTATATTTACTAACTGGGAATATGGAATCT